CGCCATAGCTCCGTGCCATCCTCAGCGTAGCCCGTATCTCCCGTATGGTTCCCGGTAGTGGAGGAATAGGTTTCTCTCACCTTCACGCCGCCGGAGGGATAGTATTCCACGTATTCCTTCATAATGCAGCCGTTGTTAAAGATAACTTCTGCCGCCATAGCTTCCTCGCGAAGAGTGATCATCTCGCGGAGCTTGTCGATGTCCTGAAGAATAAGGACGCCCTGACGCTGCTCGGGAGTGAGTGTGCTGTAAAGAGCCTCACCGAAGCCGCGCTTGGTGAGATCGTCAATAGTGAGCGTTCTCTTGGGCGCGATATAGGAAGGAGTGAAGCGCTTCATAGTGTAGCCGTCGCGGAGAACGGTCACGCCGCCCTTGCGGGGAGCTACAAAAGGAGCAGCGGTCTTGTTGCCGCTCTTGTACTCGACGAGTACGTCGTTAGTCGTGAAAATGTCGGTGGCCGCATTTGTAGGGAAATAACGGTCACGCAGGAAAGTATGAACGGGCGCAAGCTTCTCAACGGAAGCGAGAAGTGTGTGTGTGTCGTAATAGTTGAAAGGCATGTTTTACGTCCTCCTTCTTAGATTTCCACCGCGTCGGAAATAAGGATACCCACTCCGCGGAGCGCTTCCTTATCTGCTGCGGTGATCTCGTAGCCGTCAGCTACGATCAGCTGGTTTGCGTTGAAGTGTCCGGTGCGATATGCGACAGCAATTACTGCCTCACCGTCGCCGGTGTCGATAGTATCAGCGAGCACGGCGTTTGCCTTGCCGGTGGTTGCCGCGCTGATCTTTACCATACCGCCGTCAGCGGTTGCGAGAAGTGTTCCGCGCTCGAGGACGCCCTGACCGGCCGCCAGCTCTACGTGGAATACCTCAGCGGGGGGATTGATACCGTTTATGAGATTGTCATAACCTACGGTTCCGAGGTTTTCGTCGAGTCTACCCATTATCTGATGCCTCCTTTGGTCTTGTTAAAAGCGTCGACTACGGCGTCGATCTCTGCCGCGTCCTGCTCCTGATTGTTTGCGGGATCTCCGCCGTTAGGCCCTGCGCCTACTTTGTCGGTACCGGAAGCCGCGCCGTCAGCTTTGTAAGCTGCAAGGAACTGCTGGCCGGAAGCCGCGCTCTGCTGCATTACGCGGAAGCAAAGCTCCTGCGCGGTGCAAGGTTTTTCGCCGTACTTGGCGTCGTGGACGAGCTGCTGATCCGGGATAGAAGCCGCAATGGAGTCAATATCAGCAAGGCGCTGGCGCTCCGCATTTACTGCGTCCGCCTGAGCCTGAGCCTGCGCGTTTCTTGCGTCCTGCTCGATCTGCGCGACGATCTCCGGGTGAGCTGCTCTCATTTCTTCGATGGTCATGGGGTTGTTACCTCCTTCTTCGTTGGCCGCGTCTGCGGTCGGATTTTTATTTACTCCCGGCTTTGCAGCAGGGGGAGTAGCGTGTGCAGATACCGGAATGTTGCCCGGTACGTTGTGGAATGCCGCAATATTGTGGCGCACTCCGTTGACCATAAGCACCTTTTTGTCGGCGCTCATGCTCATCTTGGACTCCTTTTCGGTTTCCTCGAGAGTATCAGCGAAGCCCTTCTCCAGAGCCTCGCGGCCGGTGAACCATGTTTCCTTCGTCATCATACTGCGAAGAGTGTCGGTCTCAATTCCGGTCTTTGCGTTGTAGATCTCCGCAACGGCTCGCTCGCTGGCTTCCATTCCCTTAATGAGCTGCTTCATGTCCGGGATATTCATATAATCCCAGAGCATAACGCTCACGCCGTGGATCATTATCAGGGATCCGGGGAATACCGTCACCGTGTCGCCGGCGCACATAATCACGCTCGCAGCACTTGCCGCGATACCTTCCACGACAACGTTCACGTTGCCGGGGAGAGCTTTCAGCGCGTTATGAATAGCGATACCGGTGTAAAGGTCTCCGCCGCAGCTGTTGAGCTTGACCGTGATGTTTTTCTTATCCTTCACGGCCGCGAGATCTTCCATAAATCCCTCGGGAGTGATAAAGAGGCCGGGAACGGGTTCACCCGTCCACCAGTCAACGGGCTGCTGGCTTACTACGTCGCCGTAGAGCGTTATTTCGGCCTCGTCCTCGCTGACGGTTGCCACGTTCCAGAACTTCGGCGCCGTGGCCGTCTGCTGGGCCGGTGCGGGGCCCATGCGATAGTTAAACTTCGCCATCGTCTTGCCCTCCTTTAATGGCTTGTTTGATCTGCTCCGCAAGCACGAGAGAGCGCAAGGCTTTCACGCTCATGCTGCCTGCATTTTCGGGCGAGTGCGGGTTGTTGCCCGGATCATCGTCCTCGCCGGTGGAGCTTCCGGTTTGTGTGTTGAGCTTTTCGGTCTCTCGCTGGATCTGCTCCGCATTTGCGTCCCATTGTCCGCCGTTGAGCTTGACCGTGCTCTGCTGGCGGGTGGAGAAGCCCTCGCTGACTGCGAGTATTTCGGCCGTGATCTCCTTAACGGGATCAAGCTGTCCCTGAGACGGGCCGAGCCATTCGCTGCCGAGATATGCGGCGCGGATCGCGGGATTGTCGAAAAATCCCGGTGCATAGATACGGCCACGCGCCACGGCTTCGCTCATCCAGACGGAATATATCGGACGGCAAAAATCGTCCGCGAGCCATTCCCTCAGCATCTTGAAGGACTTCCACGCTTCAAGCAGAGCCGCACGGCTCGCGCTGTATGAAGCATTGAACCGTTTCAAGAGAAGATCCGCCGGGATCTCGATAGCTGCGCCGATCTGCGTACTGATTGCCGTTATAAATCCGTCAAAACCGCCCGCCGGTCGCTTGGGATCTCCGAAAACAATGTCCTCGCCCGGTTCCATTATGTTGATCTGGCCGGGGCCCATGCTGTACTCATTCGGGCCTTTGCGCTCGGTCGGCTCGTCCGGCTCCACTTGGTTGAACGGCATGTCGTCGGTCGGTGCCTCAGTCTTGACAAAAGCCGTGAAGAACGACTCGATAACCGCTGCCATAAGCTCGGACTCGGTGTACCGTCTGATCTGGAGGATTGCCTCAATAACCGGGGCCAATATGCTGACGCCTCGGTACTGATCCGGGCGCTCGCAGTTCATAACGTGAACGATGTTCGGGAGTCCCGTGTGCTCCTGATATGCGGGGATCCGCGTCCACGTTGTAGTCGGTGCGCCTACCTCGAACGGATGATTGCTGCGGATATGGTAGGCCACCGCCGCGCCGTTTCCGTCGATCTCTACGCCGTCATATATCGCGTTCCCGGTTGTCGGGTTTCGCCCGGTCGTGTAGTGCAAAGTGGCACCGGCTTGTCCGTATTTGCCCGGCGTTGCAATTCTGTCGGACTCAATCAGGTGAACTCTTAAAGCATAAGGGCGCAAGCGGTCGGTTTCGTACTGCTTCAAAACTCCCACGCAGTCGCCGGAGAGAAGCCACGAAACGAGCGCAAGCTGCTCGAGGCCGTAGAAGTTATTCATACCGGTTGCGTCGCACGATCGTTTATCCTCAGCCCAGAGAGTCCACTCGCGCTCGGTCGCCTTTTGCCATGCGTCGGCCTGCTCAGGAGTGAGCCCCAGAACTTCGCGGTCGATCCTGCTCTTTAGCTTCAAGCCTACGCCTACCACGTTTGTGCGGTTTGTTTTAATTGCCGACGTTGCGATCGGCGAGGACATATAAAGCATTCGGGCGCGTTGCCTGAGTGTGAAGTTATTAAAATCTATATCCTCGTGAGCGGATCCGCTGGGAGCATTAAAGGCCTTAACGGCTTTTCTCTGCCAGCTGGCGCCCGCTTCTCCGTAGCCCTTGTTCTGCGGTCTTACGCTGTCGGGGACATACATTCCCCGCTGTCTGTCGTACCTGATCTTTCTCACCTCCTTGTTTGAAATTAGAAAACGGCAGGCCGGAAGAGAGAAGGAGCAAGAACTCCCGTCCGGTGTCTGCCGTAGTAAAGCGTTAACGTGCATATTTGCGAAAAATATGCAGATTAGCGCGTTTACCCGTTATTAAGTTGTGCGCCTTACCAGTCGTGCGGGACTACGCCCACCGCTCGGCGCCTTGAGTTCCCGCTCAATTGCGCGGTCAGTTCGTCGATCTCTTTCTCGAGCGCGTCGATCTCTTTCTTGAGCTTTTCAAGATCGAGCCTCGTGAGGTTCCTGCTTCCGATCGTGTAGGACTGCACCTGACCGGACAGCAGGGCCGTGTATGCTTGCCTTGCAGCTGTCAGGGCTGTCTTTCGGAAGTCGAGCCGCGCCCGCAGTTCTTTTTTGTCTGCCATGTGTTACCTCCTTACCAGTCGTCAAAGTGCTGCGCCGCCGGTTTTGATACCCGGCGCGGTTGCGGCTTTGCAGCCGG